GTAGTATCTCACAATCCAGAAGCCCTGAACCTTATGTGTAGGTGACAGACCACGGAGTAATTTCCTAGGAGTGCTGTTAGGTGAGATAAAATGTGGAATTTATAAGATTATATTGGGCTTCTGGGGTAAAATCTCAGAGGCTTATTTTAGTACTACTCTTCTATTGAGTGTACTTTTAATTTTAAATGAAAGGGCTGATTAATATAGGAAAACCAAGATCAAACGGAATAAGCGGTGCTGAAGCAGCTAAAAAATCAGCTAATTCAGAAACCAAAATTAATAAAGATGTAAAAATAAATAAAATTACTCCTAAAGAAGATATAAAAAAAGAATATCGTTGTACATGCTGTGGAAAGAGCTGGACTGATCCCAAAGGACATTTTAATAAAAGTAGATCTCCTTTATTTGCTGGGAATGATGGATATGTTAATATTTGCTATTCGTGTAGAGATGCTTACTATTATTCTTTAGTTGAATTTTATTGTGGTAATGAAGAAAAAGCTATCGATAGAATGTGTCAAGTATTTGATTGGTTATTTCACGAAAAACCATTATCTGCTTCAAAACAGATATCAGCAGATAGAAGTCGCGTTGGAGATTATAGCAATAAATTAAATCTGGGACAAAGCACAAAAGAGGGAACTACATATTTAGATACAATTAGAATTAGGACTTCTGAAGAACAACAAGGGAAAATTGAAACACTCGAAGATGCCAAAGATTCTAAAAAAGTTAAATTAAAATCTGTAAAGTTCTTTGGAACTGGATTCGAAGATGAAGATTATCAATATCTTGAAGACGAATATTTGGATTGGACTACAAGACATGAGTGTGCTACAAAAGCACAAGAGGAAGTATTTAAACAAATATGCTATGCCCAATTAGATATATTAAAAGCAAAGAAAAAGAATCTTCCTACAAAAGATTTAACAAAGACGCTTCAGGATTTACTTGCGACTGCAAATCTTCAACCAAAGCAAACAAAAGATAATACGTTGGCTGATCAAAATACATTTGGAACATTAATACGAAAATGGGAAAATGAAAAACCAATTCCAGAGCCAGATGAAGAATGGAAAGATGTAGATGGAATTGCTAAATATATCACAATATATTTTCTTGGACATTTGTGTAAAATGATGGGAATTAAAAATTCATATGCAAGAATGTATGAACAGGAAATGGACAAATATAAAGTAGATAAGCCAGAATATGAAGATGATGATGAGGCACTATTTGATGCAGTGTTTGGCGGTGGTCTAGATGATTCAGACTAATAAAAAAACTGAAAAAGAAGTTGCAAATGACAAAGCAAGTAAGATAATGGATGGGGTTGCGACATGGTGCAGCTTTTATAGAGCAAACCCTCATAGATTTGCAAAAGATTATTTAGGAATTACGTTAAAATTATTTCAAATGATTTTATTATACATGATGAACGCAAGTAATTATTTTATGTACTTGGCTGCAAGGGGTTAACAAAGGGATTTGGAGGATAATTACCTCCCACCCTTTCTTATAAATTATAAGGGAGGGAATTGAATGAAAAGTATGTTTTCAGAAGAACAATTAGATTTTTTAAAGAATAATTATGATAAAATGTCATATAAGGATATTGGCGATGTATTGGGTTTTACAGAGCGTCAAATTCGAGGAAAGATAAATGGCATAGGATTAACTAAGTTAAGAAAATTTGATAATAATTATTTCAATAATATTGAATCGCCTAATCAAGCATATTGGTTAGGCTTTATTTATGCAGATGGATATATAATTTCTAATAATAAAAATAGAAATTATGAACTTGGTATTGAGTTGAAAGATACTGACATTATGTTGTTAAAAGATTTTAATAATGAACTAGGAGGCGTACATAATATATCATTAAAACATAGTAAAAAGGATTTTAATGGATATGAATATGAAACCGTTAGTTGTGTTATTAGAATATATTCTAAAACAATAGTAGATGATTTGAACAACTTAAACATTTACCAAAACAAAACTAACATATCTGCATTCCCAGTATGTGATGATTACTTTTTCGACTTTTTGAGAGGCTTTAATGATGGAGATGGTTGTATATCGGTTAACAAAAGAAACCGTATTAGACTTCAATTTGTAAATTCTAATCTAGAGTTTTTAGAATATTTACATGCATCTATAAAAAGTAAATTAAATATTGATGGTTCAATATATAAAGAAAAAGAAAAGAAATATCAATTAGCTTATTTTAGGCAATCTGACGTGAAAATCATATTAGACAAATTATATGAGAATTCTAATTGTCAATTACTAAAAAGAAAATATGAAATATATAAATCCTATTATGGCTCTCCTGCTTAGAAATAGGTAGGTAATAAAGAATGGAAAATCGGTGGACGCTAAGTCTAATAGATATGCCAATACCGAGGTAAATTACAAGATTGCGTAAGGCTTGTAGTCACCGTAACGCATAGAGAGTGAATAAATATAATCTCTCCAAGAGTCCATTCCACCTAAACGTAAAGTCGTAGGTGAAGATATATGCTAGACTGAGTTGGAAAAGACCAATTGATGAAAATGAGGGAAACTTCCAGAGCTACGGATAAAAAGCCGTAGGTTAATAACAATCGCAAGGAAAAACGTGGTTAACTGCTATATTTTGCGTAATAAGATGTATACTTTACCCTGGAACTAAAATATGTGTCGGTTCAAAAAATAGGAATCAAGCAAATGAAGTATTGGAAAAAATTACAACAGATTTAATGGTTAATTCTGATAACCTAAGAATGGAAATTGAAGACTATTCTGTAGGGCAAAATAAAGCATATATAAAATTTAGAAATGGTTCTTGGATTAAGGTTATTACAGCATCTGATTCAGGAAGATCAGCTAGGGCTAATGTTTTAATAACGGATGAATTTAGAATGGTTGATAAAAATGTTATTAATACAGTTCTTAGAAAATTCTTAACCGCACCAAGAAATCCAAAATATTTAAATAAAAAAGAATATAAACATTTAGCAGAAAGAAACAAAGAAATATATATGTCAAGTTGTTGGTTTAAGAGTCACTGGTCTTTTGAAAAAGCAAAAGCATATTGTGCAAATTTGGTTAACGATACAAAAAAATATTTTATTTGTGGATTGCCGTATCAGGTATCTATAAAAGAGGGATTATTATCTCGTGAACAAGTTGAAGACGAAATGTCTGAAGCTGATTTTAGTGAAATGGCTTGGGATATGGAAATGGGTTGTCTGTGGTATGGAGATACGGACGGGGCATTCTTCTCATATGAAGATGTATCAAAACAAAGAATATTAAAAACTTCTATCTACCCACCTTCTAATTCATCAGATAAAAAAAATAAAATACCTGATTTAGTAAACGGAGAACGACGAATATTATCTGTAGACGTAGCTTTATTGGCTTCTAAAAAGCAAAATAACGATGCTGCATCAATATTTATTAATAGCGCACTTCCAACAAAAAGTAATAAATATATAGGAAATTTAATATATACTGAAAATCACGAAGGACTACATACGAGTGAATTAGCTTTAATCGTAAGAAGATTGTTTGAACAATTTAAATGTACCGATATTGCACTGGATGTAAAGGGTATTGGATTGGGAATTTATGATGCTCTATGTCGTGACATATCAGACCCAATGTTTGGAGTTATATATCCACCATTAAGTTGTTGTAATGATCAAGTGTATGCTGATAGATGCATAGATAAAAAGGCTCCAAAAGTTATATGGGCTATTCAAGCTACAGCCCAATTTAACAATGATATGTATTTAATGCTTAGAGATGGATTTAAACAGGGGTATTTAAATATATTGGTAAATGAATTTGAAGCAGAAGAAATATTAAACGATATTAGAGGATATAAAACAATGAATATTTCAGATAAAACAAAATTACAATTGCCATATATACATACTACATTATTAGTAAATGAATTAATTAACCTTCAACACGAAGCAAAAGGTGTAAATATAAAGGTTTATGAAAAATCTGGCATGAGAAAGGATAGAGTAAGTTCTGTCGGATATAACTATTTTGTGCAGTGCCAGCTAGAAAGAAAACTACAAAAACCTAAAAATACTAATTTCAACCCATCAGATATCATGCAGTTCCGTCAGCCACAGCTACGCGCTTATTAATAATTAAATCGAAATATACAACATTAGCAACAAAATAAATTAAGCCTGCAAATAAAAAGTCAATAGGAAAATGATGATTTTTTAGATTAAATTTATATTGATTTTTGGGTATGAAAAATAGACCACCGTTATCCGCTGATCTGAAAGAGTGTGGGGATTCATTATTCTGGAAGAGACATAAGATATTCTTTTACTCTTCCGTAATAGATACGCAAAAACTTATTAGCACCTGCAGTCATATAGACGTAGTAAGGTTTTCCCTGAGCACGTTTCTTGTCTATAAACGCATACACAGGATCATCCAGAGGTTTTGTTTTGACGAGACAGTCCATGACCTGAAATAAGGTTTTTCTAAGTACAGAAGAGCCTCTCTTAGAAGTAGGAACACTTTTTTGCTCATAGGTTCCCGATTCATTTACACCTGGGTCTACACCAGCAAATGCTGTAATAGCACCTTTATGAGTGAACCGTGTGACATCTCCGATTTCAGCCATAAGCTGAGGACCAAGAGATGGACCAACACCTTTCATTTCCATAACAACAGGATATTCGGGGAGTTTGGCTGCAGTTTTATTCATCAGGGTACGGAGTTCTTCCACGGTCTTAGAAGCAGCGTTTAATTGTTCTACGGCCTGTTTCACTATCAGTTTGGTTAAATCATCTTTTGGAAGTACAGGAACAAGTTCCTTTGCTGTTCCGTAGATTTCTTCCGCTTTATCTTTGCTGAAGTTGTACTTCTTGCGTTTGCACCAATTCTTATAATGGTCAACAAATGCGTTTGATGACATTTTACGAACACAGCCCACATGCCAGTATGTAATAGCAAAATCAACCCATT